CCGGCGACAAACAACTTGCCCGAGATGCATACGCTGCGGGAATGGGCGACCCGCTAGTTACCTACGCCGCAAAGGAGAAGAGAAATGATTAAGACTTGGAGAAATCGAATAGCAGTGACAAAAGACATAAGTCACACTGATATTCAGACGGCAATGAAGGAAGAAATTGGTGAACTACGTGCAGAGCTGGTAAAGGCAAAGGAAGCCTCAGATTTTGATCACCAAGAATACAAACGATTGAGTGCTGAACTCCGCGCTGAACTCAAACGACTTGATGAGCAGAAGCCTTGTGCCACGATGCCGCGCTGCACTCTTGAGGGCGCAGAAGGGTGCGAATGCGACTACCCGTGCAACAAACTCATCAACGTCTACCTCGCAGCAGGAGCGAAAGAATGACCCCACTCTCCGAGTCCTACCTACGGACACAATTAATTGGAACATAAATGACAGAAATACACTCTGAAATAACCAGGGTAATGACTCGATCCCATCCACCAGTCATCATGACACTTAACGATGTTGCAGACTTCATAGGCATGAGCTACAACTACGTCAAGAACAACATCCAACATGAACCAGACTTCCCCGCTAAGTTGGACCGGTTCAAGCAACCTCGTTGGTCAAGAGACTCCATCATGTCATGGGCACAAGTCTCAGTTTAGTTTGTCAGCAATGTCTGCTGCAGACTCACGATAGTAGATCATCAAACTTTTGATGTCACGATGTCCAATCATTCTTGCTAAGTCAAGAATTTGGAGCTTCTTGGCCAATGCTGTTATGGCATTGGCTCTGCTATCGTGGAATCTGAGATTCTTGATGCCACACCTATCCCTGGCTTTACGAAATAAAGCATCACGATTGGCATCTGTCACAGTAAAAACAAAAACTGGATCCAGCCCTTTCATCAAAGCCAGTAACTCAATTGCTTTATTTGATAAAGGGACATCCCTCTCATCCCCATTCTTGGTTTCAGGCAGGTGGACAAATTTAGCGTACACCCTGTCCCATGTCAAACCAAGCAACTCCCCTGCACGCATCCCAGTCTCAAAGGCTATCAACAAAGCAATTGCAACCTGATGTTGCTGTGTCTCCAGTACTCCCTTGTAATTTAGTTTTTCAAGTATTCTTTCCAGTTCATCACCCACAAACAGTCGATTACGGTCTGCTGGTTCAGGTGGCCGTTTCACATCAGTGATTGGATTGACAGCAATCATGTTCCAGTCTCGCCTTGCTGATTCCAGCACCGATCTAATGATCGTCATCTCTTTACGAACGCTGGCATCACAGACGCTCTGCAGGCGTACATCCCTGAAATGGCTCAGATCGGCTGAGGTTACGTCAGCGATCTGTCTGAGGGTAGGTAGTAGTCCAGGCAGTTTAGCGAGCGCCTTGAGGCGTTTAATCTCGTTGTCACCCGCTTTGTGTGTGGGTGCAACCTCAGCAATGTAACGGTCAATAGCTTCCTGGAAGGTGGCCTTTACAATACCCTTCTTTTGATTACGCAGTTCTGCTTCACGTTTGTAACCCCAAGCCATGGCTCTGGCCTTGGTATCGAAGATTTCTGATTCAGGAGGGTAACCAGCAAGCCTGATTTTGGCTTGCCATGTGCCATTAGCACGTTTGACTGGGGTAGGCATATTGGGGACAGTGGTGGGACAACTTGGGGACACTTTGGGGACAGTTCCCTGATGCTACACCATCTTTTGAAGTCCCTATAAAAACTGTTTTACCTATGAAACAGCATTTTTAGGGCACTATCAAATACCATTGAGATTCCTCTTCCGGGCACCAAATCCCCTAGCTACAGCCCCTAAACGGGGACAGTTTGGGGACAGTAGCAGGAAAAGTGTGTGGAACATAGCCAGATTTTAACTGGCTATGGCTCACCCTTTTAGGTCAGTGGAGCATCCCGATATCACAGCGATGACGTTCGATTTCACCGTGTTCTTTGTGCATCACAATAAGCCGCATGTCCCTACCCGCCCTGTAGTCTTGACCAGCGTGCCAAGCATCACGAGCACATAAAGTGCGGAAATACTCCACTATTCCACCAGGGTATTCTTTGGAATCCTGATGATGGATGTGGCCCACCATCCAGTACCTGTGCTTGGTTTCACCCCAGGCTTCTGGCCTATCTGCTGCCATTAAACCTACCATAGCTGGACCCTTGATAGTGTCCCCATGTGAACTACCAATGAGTACTTTACCAAATTGGTAGTACCAATAAGCTGCAGGACTCATGTCAATATGCACTCTTTTTTGTTCATGAAAGTAACATGACATCATCAGAGCCAGGGCATAAGATGAATTACGATCATGATTGCCACGATTGATGCGGAAGATCACTTTCTCATGCTTCTCCAGCATTCGCTGGATACAGTGGATCATGGACTTCAAGCCCACTTGCTGGACCTTAGCCCAACGCCCATCAACATCCAGGACATGACCTGACTGGGTTGAGTTGCTTTCATCATTGGCATGAAACAGGTCACCCAGGCAAAGCAGTAAACCAGTGGTTGCAGCTGGTGCTGTCTCCACCAAGCGGTCAATAGCACCACAAGTTAAGCGTTCTGCGTCTTCAAGTAGGAAATTGGAACCAGTGTCTTCTACCCATGCTCTGAGTCCAAAGTGTGGGTCAGACAATGGGTAAACACACAACAGATCTTCGTCAGTACTCCCTGGTTGACAGACTATGGGTGCCAGTCCTTTGACCTGTTCACCCAATGAATTGGCAAAGTCAATCAGGATCTGTTGTGATGCTGCAGCATCTCTATCAGTCTTGACCCACTGCATGACCTCAACACCCTCTTTTCTCAGGGTTGTGGTTCCCTTGATGGCATACCCTGCAGGAACTTTAGTGGGACTACTGTGAGCACTGATCAGGTTTACTGCTGCATGTTGTTTGAGCTTGTTGATATGGTCATCGACCGTACTGTGATTCATATTCAACGCAAGTGCTGCCTTGCGATGACTACCATGTTGAATCACTGCATCAAGTACCTCGCGTTGTTTATCTGTAACTGCGAACTCTCTGAGTGATTCAAGCATGAGGTTCCTTTATTTCACGGGTTTGAATGCGTCAATTCCCTTGCCAATCTGTCGCAAGCCCGCATAAGCCCAGGGCAATGTCAACAGCAGACCCAGCACAGTGATGTCAGGGACTTTGCCCTGGTACTGCGCAGCAAAGGCGTAAACCAGTGCAGCTGCTAGACTGAGCCAACTCTGAAAGGGCCGGGTACGACGCACCACAATATCCTCGGCCTGATCACCGCCACGTATCGTCAATTGGGTCTGCTCATGCTCGGCCTGCTTGTCTTTTAACTCAAGCTCGGTCATGGCTCTCAGATGCTCACGGATACTGTCTTGCTCTTGCAATGCCAGTTCGCGCAGCTTAATCACTGTTGCTGGGTCGTTTTGCAGCGATGCGAGAGCTTGGTCAGGTACGGCATGACCTGCTGCACTTGAAACCAGAGAGACACCCGCAGCTACAGCGCCAGGAACATTGCCGGTCAGCAGTGATCCAACTAAAGAAGCACCTGTACCGGCGTTAGTTTTGAGCCATTCGCCTACATCAGTCCAATTAGCCATTTTGTTTTCTCCGATCAACAGGTACTTCAATCCGCTTCACCCTGCGCTCAAGCAACAGGTTATCGAGCTTGGTGATAGCCCCGTCTTGTGCTTTGAGTGCTGCTATTTGCGCCAGTTGGTCGCGTAAGTTATGGGCGATCATGCGGGTCATACAGCGGTCTTTTAAGATGCTCATGCGGCCTTCCCCTTGAATAATCCTGCTTCCAACAATCTGCGTTTGACCAGACCCGGCAGTACTTTTCCCCCACCACGCACCCACTTGGGAAATTCCTGCACAGCGTGCTCGAAGTCGCCTTGGTTGACCAGCTTAAGTAAGGTACTGGACTTAAAGTTACCTACGCCACAGTTATATGTAAAGTCCGTCAGTGCATCAAACTGCCCCTGGGTCAGTGGTACCTTTACTAGTTCGTCTACCGCCTCTTCATACCCTGTCAATGTCGCTGCCAACAGTTCACCGGCCTGAGAGATGTTTATTGCCGGGTCAGAGAGTCGTACCTGCGTGCCGTTGGCATACTGCGTTGACCCAAAACCAATCGTCGGTTTCCCTGCCGGGCATAGGTAGGGTGCGCTACGAAAACCTTCGCAGTCCTTGATTAGCTGCAAGCCTTCGGGCGATAGCTTCATGGCGCGCCCCTATGAAACTGGCTACACGCATCTTTATCGGCCTTAGCATCGAGTTTGCCGTCGATCTTGTCGAGCTTGGTAAATAAGGCTTGGCCCAGTTTGTCAAAATCATCCCGCTTAACGTAAGTTCCCGCTACCAGTAATTCGATGGCTTGCAACTTGGTTGTGATCTCTTTGTCGGAGTCGTGCAGCATCTTGATCGAGTCACGCATCCCATTCATGATCCAGCCGCCCATTCCTCCGATCAACAAAATGGCGGTGTTTATCAGGGTTTGGTTGTCCATGGTCAGCCTTTCAAAATCACTTTGACGTTATTTACAACTACCCACAGATACAGCACGCACAGGGCGATAAATACGTAGGGGTGAATCAAATCTTTCCCGAACCAGACGATGGCTATCAAGGGTAGCTTAGTCAGTAGCAGCCCTGGTACAAGGCCGACCTTGGCGAACAGCTTGGCTAGGAAAGCATTAGCCTCATGGTTCGCCCCTTGCAGGGCGATGTAAGTCGTGATGCAGTCTGCGAGTTGCAGGGCGATGAGGAGGTAGATCATGATGCGATCTCTGCAACTTTGGCTGCTACCGCTGCATCAAACGCTGCCTTGTCCTTAGCGGTTTGCTCTGCTGCGGCTTGCACGGCCAGTGCATCGGCTAGGCGCTTGTTCTCGGCTTCGAGTGCGTCGGCGGCGGTCTTGGCCTGGGCTTGTGCGGCTTCGCTCGCGGCTTTGGCAGCTTCGTAATTTGCAGTCTCAATCTCCAAAGTTTCTCTTGCCCCTCTGTTGGTTGAAATAGCCGATGTAACTTGCGCAGTGAACGGTGCTATGGTTTCTGGCGTCCATGTGGCTTGGGCTATCAATGCCACTTTAGGGTCTGCGTTGGTCAGATCAGCACCGGGAGAATATGAACCGCGATGGTAGGTCTGAGAGAGTTGCACCTCATCTTCCATGATGCGAGTAGTCTCACGGTACATGATGTTGCCGTGTTCATCAGCGGTAATCTGGTCAATTACTTTGGTCTGGGTGATTGTCATGATGTTTCCTTTGGTTAAGTGTCCGACTAGGCTAATATGGTCTAGTTAAATGGCATATGTTAAACATATGTCGTAAACATACCCGGACGCCTCATAGTATGTGCCGTCATATTTAGTTATGCGCGCTACTGCGGTACTACCGGGTATGAGCGATAGTTTTACGCCCGTAGTTCTTTCAACAGCATGTCCTTTTAATACTTCTGCACTTCCGGCTGGGAATGGGAAGGTATTTAAGTTGATATAGCCACTACCGTTTGAACTTGTAAACGTTACGACGGCGTAAGCAATAATAGTATTCCCAACTTTCGTATACCTACCTGATGATGTAAATGTTGGCCAACTTCCTCCAGCTGGATAAACATTAGGCGTCCAAGTCCCTTCCTCATAATCATCCAGCGTATTAGCATCAGAGCAAGCGACTTGGGTTGCGGGGAATGTGATGCCACGAGATACTTGCAGATCACCGCCGTTGGCTGTAGCGGTTGTTTTGCCGAGGAGGACAATCCCGCTGCTGTCGATGCGGAGGCGTTCTACTTCAACTGTGTTAGTAGGACTAGTGCTAAATATAAGCTCGTAAGAGGGAGTGGTTCGCGCATCGAATGTTGGGTTATTATTAACACCCCGAATTGATGCCCCAATATGAGGCCCATTACCAGAGGGGTCGGCTGTGTACCACTCAATTCCGCCAAGTGGTTTTGTAGTCCATGTTGTTGGTGTACCATCATATAATGAACGCAGCCTAAGTATCGGGTTTTCGTAAGCGGCTATATCTAACGCGGTAGCAGGACTACTCGTCCCAATCCCCACGTTACCAGCAACTTCTTTAATGCCTGCGGTAGTAAGTGCACCTGTCGCACTCAGCGCTCCGGTTACTGCTAGGCCGGTGGAGGTGGCCTTAGCTACCAAGGCATTTGCTACACTGATGCTCACATATTGTTGAGCTGTGTTTGTCGAATTAGCTGCTATAACTATGCTCGACTTCCAAGTAGATGCTCCCGCATTGAGGTCAAGCCCCCAGTAACTAACATCGGATGTTGCTCCGTCATTTGCGTTGATAGATAACCCACCCCCTGTAGTTATTGCATAGGTCGCATTCTGGTCTGTCGCTACAGCCGTTGTTCCAAAACGCATATTCCCCGTCGCACTCAGCGTAGTAACCGCAGCCGCGCCGCCTTGCAATATTGGTGCGCCTGTACTGCCTGCATTGACAGCTAGGGCTGTGGCTATGCCGGTGCCAGGGGTTATGCCTGCCCAGGTGGTTAGGACTGTGCTTTTGACTTGATAGAGTGTCAAAGTAGGTTTTGAAGAACGCCTTTACATTCGCAAACGTTACCCACTTGCCAAGCCCAGTAGTCACATCCTTGATAGCCATGCGGTCGGTATCAACTGGCGTTGTCTTGTCAGCTACCGTGACCAGGAAAGCATTGGCCTGTGTCGTGGAGTAGTTGTTGACCAGTGTTGCCGCCTGCGCTGCCAAGTCTCGGATATAGGACTGCGTGGGGACAATGCTGTAGCTTTGACCTGATGCGGTTGAGCCCAGGTAAACTTGCGCAAGTGTCAGGCTGGTGGCGCTGTTGATTGTGGATATTTCGTACAGCTTGCCATCGGGCGCTTGCACGCATTCGCCGATAGCAGCGCCTGAAATAAAGTCTGTTCCTGTGCCCGTGATAGCCGCGCTGCCGTTGGTCAGACTGATTGTGCCGGTGCGATAAAAACTCATGGTGTCTCCTTAAATTGGCGCTGTCGGCCATGCAATGTTGAATGGGTCGGCTTGAGGTGTAACGTCTCGCAGGGCTTGGCGATAGTCCCGCCACTTGGTTTGTGTCGCCGTTGGTACATCGGGTAACTGCGTCCAGTCGGATGCGGCCAAAATGGTGTGAATGCGGGTCCAGCTCATGATGCGACCCCTGCCAGTGCCAGCACCAAAGCGTAATCAGGGTTATCAGGCATAACCTCGATCAGCCGAACACCGCTGGTGCCTACCGGAACGTAAGCGAACAGATGGCCGTTAATGAATGTTGCGCTGATGTAAGTCATGATTTATGCACCGACCACAAAAACTGCACAATGCGCGGGTTTGACCATCCAGCGTCATTGTTGGCTACGCCTCTGAGACAAAAGCGCAGGATTAAGTCACCTTCGGTCACAGTGAGCGAGGAAACCGCACTGGTGCCGTTCGCGCTGAACAGTTTGCCGTCTGTGGGTGTCCAAGTGGGTGCCGGTTTACCGTCTGCTACATAGCCGGGGGTAATGATGATTGATGACTCGATCATCCAAACGTCATGATTGCTGTGCCACGTTGGGCCATCGGCTCTGATGCCGTCTGCCGCAAAGGCGGCTTTATACATATCAGATGACATATTCCACGCACCCGAACCAATGTTGATGCCCGTGTGGACATACACCACGTTGCCAACAGAAAACACATCGTTATCAACGTCAGCATTGCCGCAGCCGCCCGAAGCAACTTCCATGGGCGCAGACACTAGTTCCCGAGCAAAATAACCCGAACCATCGGCCCTGATGGCTACGTTGGCTCCAATATTAAGGAAGGCAGCAGTGCCAGTTGCACTAAGGTTGATGTAATTTGTGTTGCCGGTGTTTTGGAGCCGCCCGGTTGTCATGGTGCCAATGTCTGACGTGAGTGCCGACAGGCCGCCGGTCAGGTTCAGAGACCGGCCAGACATGGACCCATCAATAATCAGGTCGCCATTGAGCCCAAGCGCCGTTACACCGTTGACTGTGCCAAGCGACATCATCGGGATCGGCGTGCCGGTGCCGTCAGGCTTGGCTACCAGGAACTTATCGGCCAGCACAACAAATGAACCGCTGGTACCATCATCGGCAATTTCCATGCCGGTGACGTGGCCGTTATTGTCAACTTTTAGCGAACGCTTCGCCATGAGCTTGCCATTCACCAATTGCAATGCTTGAAACTGATCTTCAACGGCTGCTGTGCTTATCGGCATCCAGACCGCTAAATCGTTCGGGTGCGCTGCGTTCCATACTGTCACAGCGCCACTGCTTGTGAGAGCCGCGTCAATCAAACCCCCACGCACAGCGAAGGCCGGTACGGTGACATAGACCTTTTTGATAGCCTGAGCGATAGGCAGTCCGATATTCCATTGCGCCAACTGCGAAGGGTGCGCCGCGTTCCAAGCATCGACGTGCTTTTTCTGCATGATGCGATAAACCGCTGGACGCGCTGTCACCGGAACCACGGCTGGAATCGCCGCAGCAGGAGCCACGTAAGCCACGGCACGTTTGCCCACAACCGGCGGGACCGCACTTGGGTCAGGCGTAACAGCATCTTGCGCCAATACTTCAACTACTTCTGCAACTGCGGCAACACCCAAAACACCCACGACACCAGCCTCAAGCAAGGTGGTGCCATCGCCATCGAACGTCTCGCCAGTGCTGACCAGTGTTGCGTATCCAAGCCGCGAAACCTCCAAAGTGTCAACCGTGGCCCCGGCGTTAGCCACTGCATCGCTCTTGGTCTTGTCCGCATAGGCTCTCAGTGTGTTAGACGCCTGCGAAATCGCGCCATAGACATCTGTCTTCGTGATGTAATTCTGCGCAATTGCCGCCTGGTTGACGGTCGCCGAGTGCTGGGCTGAGTCAGCTAAAACTTTTGCCGCTGCAACAAACTTGTTCAGCAGGGATTGCTTCGCTGTGTAAACGTCCGCAAACTTTGATCTGAATGTCGTTCCGACGATTACCACATCAGAGCCGGGGACTGTGTTCCACCCGGTCAATCCTCCGAGATAGTTGGTCAGTGCTGTGATGGCGGCGTCATAGGTCGTTTTCTCGGTAGTAATGTCGTATGCCGTAGCCTGTGCATCAATGCCTGATTGTTCGGTCGTAATCACCGCATAGGCTTGTACTACGGAAGGTTTTTCGACCGGGGACAAAATGCCGTCGCTAGCCAGATTAGCCAGCGAAGTGTTTGCTGAGTCCGCTGCTGCTTGTGCCCCCGCTGCGGCATCGCTTGCGACTTTCGCCTTTGCTGTTGCGTCTAACGCTGCGGTAGCTACTGCGGCGTCATGCGCTGCGTTTGCCTTTGCTGTTGCGTCTGCAATGGCGCGCTCTTCTTCGATTGTCACTATGCCATCAGCGTATGCCGAAGCCGTCACTACTGCCAAATTTGCCTGAGCGATAGCATCTGCCGCTGCGGCATCCGCTGCTGATTGCGCTGCTGCCGCTGCATCCGCTGCTTCCCCTGTCGCCACATTAGTTGAGCTTGCTAGTGCCAATCGGCTACTGACCTCAGACGCGAGATTACTAACTATGACATTTTGTTGGCTTGTCAGCGTCGCCAAGTTTCCTTCTACTGCAACAGCAAGTGTTGACCGTTGCGTCGCCTCTGCCAGTAATCCGTCCTCAGTGTGTGCGTATAACTCGGTTCTCGCAACAGACAGCGCCCGGCTGGCTTGATACTTGCCTGCCTCTCCATTTAAGATGTTTCTCAACATCGTATTTGCGTCATCGTTTTGGTCGCGCAGACGCGTGCTGGACTGCGATACGAAGCCAATAATGACACTGGTATCACCAAGCGCTGAAATTGAAGATTCCGCCGTCCCCATGCGCGTCACCAGGTCGCCGGTCGTGGTATCAAATTCACTGGTACTGACCTTGAGGGTGATCTGCCCTTGAAGCGAATCAATATCAACTTCTGCGTTAGTGATCCGGTCTTTAGCCGCGGTCAGGTCGATGGTGCTCGATTTCAGGGCGATGTTGCCGTTGGCTGCGTCTAGCGCCAGCGACACATCATTCATCCGTGCATCTAGGCCGTCATACAGCAACAAGTCAGCCGGTGACAGCACCGCAGCGGCAATTTGACCGTCCACATAGGCCGCTGTCGCCCGCAGGTTAATGGCCGCGGCGTGGGCATCAAGCGTGATGTCCACGGTATTCAGGTGGTCCTTAGCTAGCTCCAGCCCATAGATGGTCACAACCCCCGTATCAGGGTTGGTTGTGATACCGGCGTCATGTACCGTTTGCTGGGTAGCGTTGATGGTCGTGATGGCGTCCAGCAGGTTGGTGCCCGCCGTATCCAAGTCTCTGCGGGCCGTCTGGTTCAATCCGTCCTGCAAGGCGGCCAGTTTGGCCAGCGGATAGGGTAGCGCCGGTTGCGTTGTGTTGCCGTCGATCAGGTCGATACGCGAGGTAAGCCCCGCTGTCAGGTTGGCAATGTCAAGGTTCGCGTTGAGTTGCGCGAGTAGTGCTGTGGCATCGGTACTTGCTACCGCATACATTCCCGCCGTAGAGCTTGTTGGATACCAAGCCGACAGAACGCCGCTCGAATTGCCCACACGCAGCCAGTAGTACCCGCCCTGCCCAGGACTTAGACCGATGTGGCTGTATGCCGTTGCCGGGTACGGCTCAAAGCTCAAGCGTGCCGCTGCACTGCGGTTATCTGTACCGCTCCACCAAATTTCAGTGCCAAGAATGTCGATGGTGCTGTCGCCAAACGTCCAAGCCAAATTGACGCAGAACATGCCGCCTGTCGCGGTTGCTGTGGGTGCTGTGGGTGCAGTCGTCTTGCCGGTGATTAGTGTCTGGACTTGCACATTCCAGTCGCCCACGGCCAGCGTCGTTTTGGCACGGGCGCGAACGACGTAATAAATTCCGTCTGTAACATCGGTTGTGGTGACTTGTGTTTCGTCACCCGGCACAATCAGGCTGGTCCAGGACCCAGTTGAATCAGCAGGCCGGTACTGGACTTCAATCTTGCCGTTTTGCCGCACTGCCATATCAGCCACTTGCGTCCAGGCCACGGTCATTGAGCTAACCACAGTGCCGTCTTTTTGTGTCGCCGTGCTAGTAGTCACGGTGAGCGGGCCTACGCTGGCCAAAATCCAAGGCGCGGGCAAATTGGTGTTTGCAGCGAACCCCTGCGGGCTAAACCCACTGTCCATCTGCGTGATGGCGGCGGCGGTTTCTTTTAGCGTGAGTTGGATTGAGCCATCCATGTTCCAGGTGCGGCTCAAAATCATGAAGGTCTTGGCGCTCCACCCGTAGCGTGTCAGCGTCAAGGCCACGGTGTCGAACAGCTCCAGCGGATAGGCACGAAGTTTGAACGGCAAATCAACAACCAGCGCATCACGCGCATCACGCATCATGATGCCCGCAATGTGTTGTGCTTGCGGGGCATAGCCGACAGCGGGGAAGGTGACTTCTTGCACCAGTTCGGCCCCGTCACGGGTGACTAAATCAGCGCCGGTTAACGGCGTGAGGGATACTTGCTTGTAGTCTTGCGCCGCGTCCCAAATCTGCGCTTTGACGCTGTTGAATTTTTGCGCACGCTCTTTGTGGACACTGATTGAGATAGGTGATTGCGTTTCGCTGGCCCCGCTGCGCTTGACGACCGCCAAATCAGCGTCAGTGAGCGACATGACGCTACCGACATAGACCCCGGCCTTGACGTACATCTCGCCCCCGGCAAACGCCCATGAGCCGCCCATGGCTTGAGATAGATCATCGAACGCGGATTTAGCAGCAGTTCCAAAGGGTAAGACGATAGAGGCGCGGAACAATTCGTGCGTGCTGCCAACGCCATCCACGGTATAGGTTGTGCTCTGATCACAAGCATTCGCAGCGGCAATCAGCCGGGCATCTTCGGTGGCGGTGATTGTGGCCTTACCAAATTTGGGATGCGTGTAAACATGGCACATCATCAATGCCGGGTTTTCGCCCCAAACGGTTGTGCCGGTGCGCGGGTCAAACAATTTGGCCCCTCGAATAACTGCCGTGACGTTGGGCACACCAGAGGGAAAAGCGGTTTCGTTGTAGTTGAGTTTGACGACAAGGTAGGCAATGCCCTGCACTGCGGCGGTGCTCGCCCAGTCATCAGGGAAAGCGGCCAGTAAACCGGCATCGACTACTTGCCCGGGTGAGCCCAGGTGCTGGGTGATTTTGACGCTGGAGTTAACCGAAGTAAGTTGATAACTGACGTTACCCGTATCCGTAGGCCCATCGTCATTGTGGCCACCACCCCTGTAAATTGGCTGGACATTCGTTGCAGTTGCCGGGGCCAACCCAGCAAGTGCAACGCCGGATATAGTGGTTTCCGCTGCATAAGGGCAGGGTGATGCGTCGGCATTGGCGATGACATTACCGTTGCTGTCCATCGTGACTAAAACGTCATTGAGGTAGATGCCTTCGATGGCATCAATTTCATGGCCTGCCAGGGCAATAGCCAGGTACAAATCTTGGCTGTCTTTGCCGGTAGACGCACGGTAAAAAACCGTCCCGGCTTTACGCACGCGGCCCATAACCAACTCACGCGGGGCAATGGTGCTAACCACATTGACAAGACGGTCAACTTGCGCGGCGTTGTAGGCATCTTTTGCTTGCTGCGCGGCTTGCTTGGCTTTCGAGGCGCTGTAGGCCATGCCGCCCGCCATCATTAAAGCTGTTGCGCCGTAATCAAGAACAAAAAAGGATATGGTGGCTGCTGTGGTCGCTGATACGCCCATCGCCAAAAGGGCTTCAAACGTCCATGCGGCTAGTGCTTCGGGCATTACGCAACCCTCCAGCATAGGGCGGCAGCATCCATACTCACACTAACCATGCCCGCACGTCCCGGTGCAATCGCGGTGCCCCCATTGCAAATAGCCAGCATGTCGCGCTTGCCAGATTTGCACAACACCACGTCGCCAATTTGCGCCAGCAAAACGGGCACGGGCTGGCCTAGAGCCGCTGTGGCAATACTACCCAGGCCACCATGCGATTTAATGGCGGCAAGGGCTTGCTTTGCGTTGATGTGCAAGCGCAGTTCAGGCAAGGCCACGTCGCGCCCGGTCAGCGCCAGCACGCAGTCTGTTGCAAAAATGGCGCAGTCGTTGCTGCCCCAGGCAAAGGGCATGGCCCGGCGTGCGGCTAGGAACGCTTCAAAACGCAATTGCCAGTCGTGGTATTTCATCTTTGGTAAAAGGTTTTGGCGGGCCAGATAACGGGTTTTTCCACCTGATCGGTGACAAATTTGAAACTGTGATCCGTGGGCGCGATCAAGATTTGATCGGCCTCGGTGTAAAACTGCGGTGTTCCTCGTAGCAGGTCAACCGCTTTTGATTCGGCGGTGACGCGGATGGATGCTTGCGTGCCGTCCTCGCTGATGCTCATGGTGTCTAGCGACCCAAGCCACTCCACCGGCGCGTCGATCACGGTGTAGTTTTCAGTCTCAATAATCGCAGTGCGGATGGCGCAAGTCGTACCCTGTACCGTATCGGCATCATCCAGGGCTAGTGCAACGTGAGCTGCATCGCCAAACATCTCGAGCGTGATGCCCTGCACTTCACCGGGTTTGTCGGTGATGGCGCTGATATTGCCTAAGCCATACGCGCCCTTGTAGGTGATGCCGCCCCAGACTAAATCCCAGGTGGAGGTATTGAATGCAATCGGTGTCGAGAAGTCCAGCAGGATCAATTGCACGATGGCAATGGAGCCGGAGCCGATGGCCGTGGTGACGGGGGATGCGAAGGATTTCATATCGCCTCGCCAAAGTCAAACGACACGGGGTTTGATATGCCAGGCACGGTTTGCACTCCGCTGGTAGACAGCAGCCGAAACGTAGCCGCCGGCTTGTCCCACGTCACCGCCGCACCCGAGCTTTGCGATGCCCTTAGCCGATTGACAATGGGCACGGTGATTACGCCGCCCGATGCCGTGCAGTCTGTTGCGACCATCAGCAACAAGCCACCCACACCCAACATATCCCCGGCTAACAGAGTGCCATTACTCGGCGAACAACCAGTTAAAACGATGTTGGCTGCGCCTTGGGCTGCGCTGGATGCCAGTGTGAGTGTTCCTCGAACGGTTCCAAGTGGTGTGGATCGAGTAAAGTTCCACAAAGAGCAGGTGTTGGCTTGCCCGCGAAACGCGGCGATAAAAGCCTCGCGCCATGCCGACAGGTCGCGCCTTGTTGGTGGTAGTTCGCACGACAGCAGCCAGCGATCATTAAGCAGATCAATCGCTTGCTCAGATCCGCCAAAGGGTGACGCGCTAACCCGTTGATTGGTGGATAGCGTTAACTGGCAGTTGCGCGGGACAAACTGAGCCGGTACGGTAACGGTACTCATGCCATCACTCCGCCATAGCGTTGTCCGCGTGATAGGCTGGCCGTGATTTGGTTGGCCGTTGCTCTCATTCCGGCCACAACATCGGATTTACTGGCAATGTCGCCCACAGTCGCGGCGATGTTGATCGTGATGCCACCATCACTGCCGCCGTGATTCTGCGCCGCCGGTACGATGCGCTCGCCTTGGTGGATTTGCGCCACCATGTCGCGGGGAACATAGTCGGTGCCAACTGCGAAGCTGGGCAGCATTGCGGTTATTCCTTTGCTGATCCAGCCAGATAGCGGGTCGGTAACGGCCTTGCGCAGCGTCATGCGGAGGATGTCTTGTGCCAAACCGTCAACCACATCGCCAAACTCTTTCCCGTTAACAATGGCACCCTCAAACGCTGATGCCATCGTCATGCCAAATTCATCGGCGGCTGTTTTGGCAGTGTCGGTTTTATCAGCGACTAACCCAAGATTTGCAGTGACAGCCTCAAGGTACAGTTGCTCACTGATGCGCCCCGCTTCCAGTTCGTCGGCCAGCATCGTCATTTCTGCGCGTTGCTTTTCTAGTTGTTTTGTCGGTGTGGCATCAAGCATATTTTTAAGCAGCGCCTGGTATTCTTCGTTGGCTTTTGTGACAGCTTCGCCCTCGGCTATCACGTTGGCTATGTTTTGTTTGTGCCAATCAGCGATATCCGCCTCTTTGTCGATTTGTGCGGCCATTCCAGTAACCAATTCGCGCACGTTGGCAATCTCGCCGGTAGCGCCTAGGCTGCGCAGAAAGTTAAGCGCCTTTTCGCTTTCGGTCAGTTGATCGTTTTTCTCAAGTACTTTAGCGAGTCCGTCAACGTAGGACGCAAGCGCACGGCTTGACTCTGGTACGCCGGATGACTTTGAGCCGCCTGTGGGCGTTGTGCGGATTGTCGGGGCGTTGCCTAGCGCGTTGCCGCCTGATTGATGCTTGCCATAACCCGACATCCAGTTGGCAGGAGTGTTACCCATGATTGATGCAATAAATGCGTCGTGTTCGGTACGCGCCTTGATCGCGTCTGCTTTCATAGCGTCGCTGATGGCGGTGAATCCTTTAAGGTCGCCGTGTGCAAGCCGTGCAAGCTGCGCTGCAAGCCCTCCTATCTCGGTTCCAACGCCCTTGAATGTGAAGGCGACCTCCGATCCAAGCACCAGAAACGTTTCAAGCACTATTTTTACGGCACTACTAGCCGTCTTGAACTTGTCGGCTTCGTTGGATGCACCTAGCATTTCAGTGGCAACCGCTTGCAACGCGGGAAGCACTGCAACTACAACTGCATTTGAAAACGCGTTTTTGGTTAAGATAAGGCGCTCTAAATCGTCGTTGAACTGCTCTGCCGCCTTGGACGCCTCGGTGTCCATCACCAAACCAAAGCGGGACGCTTCGTCGGTCATGATTTTGATGCCGTCCGCGCCGCTGTTTAACAATGGAATCAGATCAGCGCCGGTCTTGCCGAAAATGGAGACAGCAAGCGCCGTTTTGTTCGCGCCGTCTTTGAATGTGGCAAACTTTTTAGCCAGTTCACTGATGACAACATCACTGTTTTTCATCGACCCGTCGGAATTGGTCACGCTGATTCCGAGCGCGGCGAAACCTTTGATGGCCTCGCCTGTTCCCTGCCCCGCATCACTCATGTTTTTAGCGAGTTTGATCATCGCCTTACCAAGCGCCTCAGTGCCGACACCCGACAACCCAGCAGCGTAGGACAGCGCCGATAGGCTCTCCGTGGTCGTGCCGGTCTTTTGCGCGAGTTTGGACATCTCATCCATCGCGTCAATTTGCGTCTTAACCATGTAGCCAAGCGCGGCGACACCTGTGACGGCCATAGCGCCAAGCGCCCTACCGACCATCTCAGCGTCCTTCTTCATTTTGTCCATTGCCTGTTTGGACTGATACGCGGCCTTGTCCATTCCGCGTGTGAATTCTGCCGTGTTTGCGCTTAAGCTGACTACGAGCGAGCCAAGTGATGCGGACATTTTTTACCCATAAAAAAACCCGCTAAAAAGCGGGTTGTTTGTGAATCTTGAGGCTATTTTTTAGGCAACAGCCAATGCGTTAGACGGCTCCCACCATAAATCAGCCCGCCTAGCAGCATCATCATGGGCGTGTTTTCAATCGCCCCCATTTGGCACGACGCGACACCGGCAATCATGAATACAGCACCTGCGATCTGACCGACCTTGCACAATGTTTCTGTTGACATATCACCGCCTTTGTGTAAAGGCTCAATCATGCGCTTTTTTTGGCGCAATGCCAAACAATGCAGCGCGGATCAAATCGCTATGCGCTACCGGGTCGGCTATTTCGATGATTTCTTCATCCACTGACTTGACCCAATAGATGAAGTCGTCCGCTTGATAAGGCTTTGTTTCCTTGCTCCGATTGACGTTGGCAAGTAAGGCGCAAGCGATTCCGTGGCGCAAGTCGGCGATGTGTTCGCCAAAGGGCTCGATCCGGTAATAAGCGATCCACTCGGTGAACTCTGCGCTGCTGATATCTTGCTGCGCTTGCCGTA